CTGGGCAACCCCGAAAAGTTGGGAATGGACATGGAAGACTGGCGCAGGTGCGACGTGGGCGACCCCGAGGCCCTGGACAAGATGCGAACGTACAACGAGGCCGACGTTGTGACGCTCAAGGCAGACTATCAGACGCTACGGGTATGGATGCCGAACCATCCGAACGTGAGCGCCTACACTGAGAAGTTCGACGGCTGCCCGGTCTGCGGAGGCGAGTTGGTGGAGGTCAAGCGATACCCCACCAACAAGAGAAGCAGGAAGTCGGCGCGCTGTGCGGACTGCGGCGCGGTAACGAGGAAGGGATAGAACGCATGTCCATTCTCATAGTCACAAGGGGGCCTGAGTAGCATGTTCTACCTCGTCGTAGTCCTGTGGTTGGTGGCTGAAGTCCTGGCGACCCTCGTGAGACGGAGGCTGTAGCGTGAAGATTGACTGGTGGAACGTTACGGGTGCTGTGGTCGGTATCGTGATGGCTGCGTTCTTCCTCCTGCTGCTGTACGCGTACACGTTGCCATGACATGTTTCGCGTCTACTTCAACCGCCGCCGCCAATGGCTTGACGTGTACCTGGATGACGTTGCTCCGGGCACGCTGGACCGGAGGGCAGGCACGCGCTGGGGCTACTGGCAGCCTGCCGATGTGCGAGACGAGAGGCGCGGATTGTTCGGAGAAATGCACTTGGTAGCCTCGCGGGTGAGGGCTGACCTGGTAGCGCATGAGCTGTTCCATGTGGTGATAGACCGGCTGGGTTCGGTCACGACGCGCAACGAGGAGCGAGCTGCAAGGCTGATGGATGAATTGACGCGAAACTGGTGGAAAGAATATGACCGAGCTTGATTACACCTTCCCGTCCTACTCCTGCCGGATCGACGACTACTTCGGCACGATATGGGAGGACGGCTCGGTGGAGTTCTACTCGGACGGCGATGTGAGAATACCGCTGGTCGTCTTACGTCAGTTCGTCTTGCTGGCGCACAAGTTCATGTACGAGAGGGAGAAAAGAGGCGCATAGTCACATGGATACCCAGTGGACCAATCGGATCGTCGGATACGGCGAGGAGCCGCCAGATCAACTCATGGCGAATCCGTTCAATCACCGCATCCATCCCAAGAGACAGCAGGACGCGCTGAAAGGCTCGCTGGATACCCTCGGCTACATCCAGACCGTGATTGTCAACAAGACCACCGGGCATATCGTTGACGGCCATCTTCGCGTCGTCATGGCGCTGCGTGAGGAACAGAAGGCTATCCCTGTCACCTACGTGGAACTCTCCGAGGCAGAGGAAGCGCAAGCCCTCCTGTCCCTGGACCCTATCGCAGCCCTGGCAGGCTCGGACAGCGCGAAGGTGGGCGAGTTGCTGGCGCGGGTGCAGACGGACAACCAGGACGTGACGCGGTTCCTGACAGACTTGGCGAAAGACAACAAACTGGATTGGGGGCAGCCCGAGCAGGGCGACGCGGAGCCGCAGATTGACCGCGGTCAGGCAGAATCGCGCTGGAAAGTAAGCGCGGGTGATACGTGGAAATGCGGCAATCATCTAGTCGTGTGCGGCGATTGTACAGATGCGGTGGAAGTTGGTAGGTTGCTAGGCAATGACGCTTACAGCATGATTGCAGACCCGCCGTACAACATTGGCTTCAACTATGCCAGTATTGACGACGAAATGCCGCCTCAGGAATACGCCGACTTTTGCCGCCAGTGGTTTGAGTTGGGTTCTAAAGGCGCAATCGGAAGCATTGTCACCCCAGGACCAAAGAACGAGAGGCTATACCCGCAACCGCGAGACAAGGGTATTTGGCTGAAGCGTTACGCTTCAGCCGGTGCGAGTTGCTTTAATCTGCGGTGCTGTGAGCCAATCATGTTCTACGGGAAGTTTGCAAAGAAACGCAATTTTGACTGGTTTGATTATTCATCTGGATTTACGGAAGAATTACGCGAGGCGCAACGCGCCTCGCGTGTAGAGGAGCAACACCCGCCTGCCAAACCTGCGGATTTATGGACAGACTTGATAGACATGCTGGCAGATGGCATTGTCTTTGACCCATTTTCTGGCAACGGTACAACGCTAATGTGCTGCGAAAAAGCAGGCAGGGTATCTAGGGTTATGGAAATATACCCCGCCTATGTCGCAGTAGCCCTAGAGCGATGGTCGCAAGTTACGGGGAGAACGCCCGAATTAGTGAATCAAGAGGGTGTATGAAGCAGGAACAGGTAGACGCGCTCGGCAGGCAACTACAGGCGCTGGAACTGCGGAAAGCGGGCGTCAGTTATCAGAAGATCGCCGACGCGCTCGGCTACGCTCACGCCTCGGGCGCGCACAAAGCCGTTGAAAGCGCCCTGAAGCGGACGCTGCAAGACCCGGCCGATGAAGTCAGGCGCTTAGAGGTTGAAAGACTGGACGCTGCGCTGTTCGCCCTGTGGCCCAGCGTGACGAAGGGGCAGTACAAGGCGGTGGAAGTGGCGCTGAGGCTGATGGAACGGCGGGCGAAGCTCCTGGGGCTGGACGCGCCGACGAAGACAGACGTAAACAACACGGGGACGCAGAGGGTCATCATTGAATACGGTAACGGTCAGACTGCCGAACCTACACCCGGCGCAACTACAGATCAAGAGCGAGAGGAAGCGCCGGAACGTGATTGACTGCGGAAGAAGGTTCGGGAAAAATTTTCTCTTGCAGGATCTCGCCGTAGAGGGCGCGCTGGCAGAGCGCGGGCCGGTGGGGTGGGCTGCGCCCATCTACAAGCAGACGATGGACGACTACCGCGCGCTAGATAGCGTCCTGGCCCCGGTGGTGACGCGCTCCTCCCTGTCTGAGATGAGACTTGACTTGGTAGGGGGCGGCTCAATCGAGTTCTGGAGCCTGGACAAGCCGGATAGCATCCGTGGCAAGAAGTACAGACGCTTCATCGTCAACGAGGCCGGGTTCGTGCCGGACCTGCTGAACATTCGGAACTTCGTCATCACTCCGACCCTGATTGACTTCCAAGGCGACGAATACTACGCCGGCACACCCAAGGGCATGAACGGGTTTTGGGCGCTCTACAACCAGACGGGCGACGACTGGCAGCGGTGGCAGATGCCGAGCTATTCCAACCCGCACATTCCACGGTCAGAGTTGGACGGCCTGCGCTCCAGCATGACCGAGAGGGCTTTCCAGCAGGAGATCATGGCGCAGTTCCTAGAGGATGGCGGCGGCGTGTTCCGCAATGTTACAGCGGCAGCCAACCTGCAACCGCAGGGACCGGAGCGGGGGCACAAGTACACCATCGGCGTGGATTGGGGGCGCTCGAACGATGCGACCGTCTTCAGTGTGTTCGACGTGGCAACTCGCAGACAGGTGTTCTTGGACCGCATGACCGACACCGACTACGGCAGCCAGAGACTTAGGCTCAAGGCGCTGTCGGAACGTTACAACAACGCCACGGTGATACCCGAGGCTAACAGCATGGGCGGGCCGAACATCGAGGAACTGCAGGCGATGGGCGTCAACGTCATCCAGGCGTTCAACACGACCAACGCGACGAAGGCCGAGGCGGTACACGCGCTTGAATTAGCGTTCGAGCAGCAGACAATCGGGATACTGGACGACCCGGTGCAGACGGCAGAGCTATTAGCATATCAAGGCGAGAAGCTACCCTCCGGGCTGATGCGCTACGGCGCGCCCGAGGGGATGCACGACGACACGGTGATGGCAATGGCTATCGCGTGGCAGGGGCTAGGGATGGGGTTTCAATTGCTGCCGGATCCATTCGATATATGACCGGCGAAGGCGGGATAGATGGCTAATATCTTCGAGGTTGCAGGCAACTACATCGCGCAACGCGTCGCTCAGTACATGGGCGGGGAGCGCGACAAGGAATATATCGCAGAACTGGCGAAGCGGCGAGCCTATGCCGAGGGTGAGCAGCGCAAGTGGCTCAAGCCGAAGCCCGGGGAGATTGATGACAATCTCATTCTCAACCTTACCGGACTCGCGGTGGACCGTTCCAACGCCATGCTGTTCGGCGGGGGCATGGAGTTCGGCTACACGGACAAGGAAACGCCAGACGCGCAGTTCTTGGAGTCTGTCTGGAACGTCAACCGGAAAGACAAGTGGCAGTTGCTCTTGGCGAACGACGGAGAAATCTACGGCACATATTATGCAAAGATCGTGCCCGACTTCTACGACGCCCTGCCGCGGCTGGTCATCATGGACCCTGAGCTGATGACCATTGACGCGGACCCGCTGGACGCCGACCGGGTGGAAAGCTATACGTGGGAAGTGAAGATCAACGACCGGGTGAGGCGTGAGGTCACGCGGCGCGCCGGCGAGACTGACGTAAGCATCAACGAAGACGGCGACCAGACGCCCATCCCCTCGGATACGTGGATCGTGGAGACGTGGGAGAGCCAGGGGCCGAACGGCAAGCTAGTGCTAGTGGACAGCCAGCATTGGCCGTACCCGTTCCCGCCCATCCTGCACGGCCAGAACATGCCCGGAGTGCATAGCATCTACGGCGTTTCAGGGATTGATAGTACGCAGGGGGTGCAGGACAAGATCAACCTTGAGATATCCGATGTCTTGAAAATCCTGCGGCAATACGCCCATCCCCAGCGGTGGGGCAAGGGGTCTGCCAGACCGTCTCAGGTGGATGGCGCGCCCGGTAAGTTGTGGTGGTTTACCGACCCAGGCTCCGAGGTGAATAGCCTGGAGATGCAATCCGACCTCGCCTCCAGCATCCAAGTACTGAGGCAACTGCGGCAGACGTTGTTCGACCTGGCGCGGGTGGTGGACGTTCAGTCATTCGCCGACAAGCTTGGCAATCTGACGAACTTTGCCGTCCGCGTCCTGTACGGCGATGCGGTTGCCAAGAACGCGGTACGAAGGCTTCTCTACGGCGAGTTCTTCACGGAGCTAAACAGGCGTCTTCTGTTCCTGGGCGGGTTCGAGACTGTAGGGCCGCCCGAGATCCATTGGGGGCCGGACATGCCAGCGGACGAAGCCGCGGACGCGCAGATGGTCATCAACGACCTGTCTGCCGGGCTAGTCTCGAAGGAAACGGCCAGCCAGAAGCGCGGCTACGATTGGGAGCAGGAGAGTGCGAAACTGGGCGAGGAAGCGACCGCCTCGGCTGCCACGAACGGCAACATTGGCGGGCTGATACTGAGCAACTTCACGCGAGGGCGATAGCCCGGAAAGGTTAGACGATGGGCGAATTGGAGTTGTGGGCCATACGAGAATTGAAGGCGCTGTTGCGGATGTTCGAAGCAGGCGATGCAGTTGTGACCGATGTTGCAGTGGGGACGGAGGGCTTCGACCGTAACTCGTTCATCATTCGGACGGGAAACAAGACGGTGGCGGTGTCTTGGACGCCGCAGAAAGGGACCGATGTATCCGAAGGTTAGGGACTTGGGGAACGATACGTGGGAAGTGACGCTGGGCGACATCTTCAACGCCCGTCAAGCAACGGGCAGCACAGTCACCCGCGGGCCGCATGGGTTCGAGGCCCAGACGCGGCTATGGATTGCGGTGGCTGACGTTGAGAAGTGGCTGGCCTCCCAGGGCAAGGAAGTGCGGTACGGTGTCATGGACAAGAGGCGGTAATGGCTAAGCCAAACCGCCTTGGATGGCTGACCAGTTGCAGCATCACTCCGAAGGTAGACGTGTTCGAGACTACCGATTACCGTGACGGGTTACGAACCTACCTTACGGGCCTCACTACCGTAGAGGCCGACTTGCACGTTGTCGCTCAAGATGCGGGCGCGCTCATGCAGCAGTTTCATAGGTGGATGAACGAAGGGCTTACCGAGCCGAGCTACCAGAGCGAATATATGTGCCTGTACTGCGGAAGTCCGAACAGCGTAGAGCATACCCATTGCAAGAAGTGTGGCGCGCCGCGGAGTTTCGTCATTGGCTAAGCCCCTCCTCGACCTCGCCCGCTCCTATCGTGCGGCCATCGTAGCGCACGACGAAGCGGCCATGCGCCGGCTGATCGACGCGTATACCCGCATGTGGGGCCGCATATCGGACAAGGTAGACGCGCTCCTGCTGGAGATCGAGAAGGACGCCGTATCCTCCGGGGCCGTGTTCCGGCTTGCGCGGTACAAGTCGCTGATGACCGCCATCGAGGAAGAGGTGGGGCACTACTCCGGCTTTCTGAGAACGGAGCTGGACGCGGCGGCCACCAAGTCTGTCGGGCTGGGGCTGAAGCACAGCTCCAGCCTGGTGACTGCAATGTTACAACAGGCGGGGGTCGATGCCACTATGGGAAGCCTGCCAACCCGCGCCATCATGCAGATGCTCGGCTTCCTGCAAGAGGGAAGCCCGCTGTATCAGAAGATCGGCGACCTCGCCGGGGTCAACGCGGGCCGCGTGCGCGATGCGTTGATGGACGGCATCGGCCTCGGCTGGAACCCTGCCAAGACCGCCAGGAGCGTTCAGGATGCGTTCGGCGGCGGGCTGACGGACGCGCTGCGCTGGTGCAGGACAGTGGACCTGTACGCCTATCGGTCCGCGGCGCTGGAGAATTACAAGGCGTCTGATGTCGTCACCGGCTGGCAATGGTGGGCGACTCTCGATGATCTTGTCTGTCCGGTCTGCATCGCGGAGCACGGCACGGTGCATTCGCTGGACGAAGAACTTGACGGGCATTTTAATTGTCGCTGCACCGCGTTGCCGTATATCGAGGGCATGAGTCCAGACGAACAGGCCGGCGCGGACTGGTTCGCAGAGCAACCCGAAAGCGCCCAGCAAGACATCCTGGGGCAGTCGAAATGGGAGGCGTGGAACTCCGGCAAGTTCGGGCTGAGAGACCTGATTGACCACGCGCCGAATGACGTGTTCGGCTCCATGGTGAGGGAAAAATCGTTAGCGGAGTTATTGGGCGAATAGCCAGAAAGGGCACGATGTACGACGACTATAAGAGAAAAGAGTTTAGCAATATGTACCCCGTCACCTCGACGTTCGAGAAGGCTTTTGAAGAGGGCTTGGGTGATGCGGTAATTTGGGATCGATCTATTGATTCCGCATGGAAAGTGGCAGAGTGGTTCAGGTATATGAAAGACAAGATGGTAATAGCCGAGTTCGCGCTCTTGTGCAAGGAAGAAAAGAGACACATTCGGTATATGGTCGCAAGCATGGCGATTGGTCTAGTCGTCGGGTACATAGTTGGCGTGTTGCGGTAACGCTGGCAGAATTGGTGGGCGAATGACCGAATCCGAAAACGAAGCGGCGGGGGCAGAGAGCCGCAAGCGCAACAGGTACGCGCGTCCCACCCACCGGGACACGTTCGCCGGCCTGCCGCGGAAACTTCGCAAGCGGCGCATCGGGCAGCGGCGGCGCATCGGGGGGACGTGGTACGTCTGGAGCGCGCCGGGAAGGTGGATGGTAGAAGATGCCGCTTGAGCGCAGGATACTGTTCTTTCCTGCTTTCGATAGGACTGACCCGGATCCATCCAAAGATTACGGCGTAGGCTGTCTGGAGATACGTTTTCTTCTGGACGGCCCGGCCGGTTCGGTCGAGTTCCAACTACTGATCCAGGCGTATCTACCGCATGTGATGGAGCGGCGACTCCAACGCCTCAAGCGAGACGTTCTTGCGGGGAAATCCGACTTTCTACTGCGGAACTTCATTGAGCCGAACCCGCTGGACATCTGCCGCTGGAGCGCCGAGCGACTTACGGAAGATGATACCTACTTCGATGCGGGCATATCCTACTTCCGCAACCACCTTCCGTGCTATTACTCATACGAGTTCAGGAACCCGCAGGACGAGCGTTCTGTAGATGCCGCCTACGCCGCGCTTGTGCAGGGTGGGGATGCGGCCCTGTGGAAGTACCTTGAAGACTACTACTATAGGGAGTTCGGAAAGCCCGAGGTGGGAATTGGATAAAATCAGCGTGACGTTCACCGAGCGGGAAATGATGATCGCCATCCGTGCCGCGCTGCTGGCAATGGCGGCGGCCATCGCGCGGCGGTACGAGCTGGGCGAGTACGAGAAGCCGAGGCTGGTGAGCGTCCAGGCCGGGGACAGCGTCGGCGGGTAGAACGGGCGTTCACAACATGGCGAGAACTGGTATAATGGATGTGGCCGCGAGTGTTAGCTCCGGCCACTTGACCCAAGCACTAGGAGGTGCTTAGATGACTAAGAGTATAACACTTACGCAGGGGAAAGTAGCGTTAGTAGATGATGCAGACTTCGATTGGCTGAATCAATGGAAGTGGCGCTATAGTCCCAATGGGACTGGATACGCTTCGCGTGTGGGGGATGGTGATAGCAAGATGGTACTCATGCACCGCCAGATTGCGAACCCGCCGGACGGGAAAGAGGTAGACCACATCAATGGTGTTACGCTGGATAATCGGCGGGAAAACCTGCGTGTCTGTAGTCATTCCCAGAACATGCACAACCGAAGGCTCAGACAGAAGAACAATAAGTCTGGGTATAAGGGCGTTCATTGGCTGGCCCGCACAAAGCGATGGGTTGCGGAAATCAGGGTCAATGGGAAATCTAGGCATCTCGGATATTTCACGGAAAAGACAGATGCTGCTCGCGCCTATGATACAGCGGCCGCGGAATGTTTCGGTGAATTTGCACACCTGAATTTTGAATAGAACGGAGGTTCTAGGGGGTGGTATAATTAGGTAGATAGATAGCAACTGCCGTAAGCCGATTGGATGACGGCAGTCGAAGACAAGAAACGGGAACCCCGGTGCTTGTGTCCATAAATGGATGCAACGCCGGGGTTTTTTGTTTTCCCACCTTACAAGCCTAGCGGGATGCTAGGGGAGAGGATAGCAACATGACCGAAGAGACGGGCAAGACCGAGATGGTCGAGCCGGAGCCGAAGGAAACACCAGAGGCCAAGCCGCAGAACCCGGTGGATGCCGGGCCGAAGGCTGAGGAACTGCAAGCCGAGTTGGAGAAGGCCCGCAAAGCCTTGAAGGACGCCAACAAGGAAGCCGCCGAGCGCCGCAAGAAACTTGAGGAGTACGAGAAAGCCGAGGCCGACCGGAAAGCCGCCGAGATGACGGAAGTCGAGAAGGCCCAGGCGCGTGCCAAGGAACTTGAGGGCAAGCTGACGGAGTACGAAACCAAGATCAGAGACTCAGAGCGCAGGGAACTCCAGCGCAAGGTCTCCGAGGCCGTGGGCCTGCCTCCCGTATTCGCCAGCCGGATCGTTGGCGAGGACGAAGAGGCGATGACCGCGGACGCGAAGGCCATCTTGGAGGCCCTGCCGAAACCGGAAGCTAAAGACACCAGGAAGACTCCGACGCTGAACGTGACCAACCCCGCCAACGGGCAGAAGGGGGAAACAACGGCGCAGCAGAAGGAACGGCTTGGCCTCGGCAACGTGGCCGGCCCGTTCAACAAGGGTTCTGTGACCTGGGTGGAATCCAAGGACTAGCTTCCGCGAACCCAACAGGAGGGTATCGCAATGGCTAACGAATCAACCTACAACACCATCAGTTCTCTCGTCCCGTCGATCATGGAAGCATCCCTGATTACGGCGCGCGAGCTGACGAGCCTGCCGACCCTGGTCCGCAACTTCAGCGGCGAGGGCCTGACCCCGCGTGTGTTCTCCAGCTACACCGGCGGCACGATTGTGACGCTGGCTGAGATCACCGACATGAGCGCGCAGACCTTCACGCCTGCCGCGTACGGCACGGTGACTCCGGCAATCTGGAGCGCGCAGTATTACATCACGGACGCCCGCATCGCCAGTGACTTCAACGGCGTGCGGCTGGACGCCTCCAACGACTTCGGCAAGATGTTCGCGCAGAAGGCGAACACCTCTGTGTCGGCCCTGTTCTCCAGCCTGACGGGTGGAACGGTCGGGTCGGCCGGTGGGACGCTGACCTTCGCCAACGTCATGCGCGCCAGCGCCTACGTGCGCGCGGCCAATGCCGGCGGGCAGCAGATTTGCGTCGTGCGCCCGGAGCAGTGGTACTACCTGACCTCGCCCTCCAGCGGCGTTCCCACTCTGCTTCAGTCGCCTGAGTGGATGAACTCCCTGGCTGCCAACTGGTATCAGGGTTCGTGGGGCGGCATCGCCTTCTTCGTCTCGAACGACATCACCAGCGGCACGGCCGCGGTCGGCGCGCTGTTCAACCCCGAGGCCATGGCCTTCGACGTTCGCAAGCCGTTCGGTATCGAAGTGCAGCGCGACGCCTCGCGGGGCGGCGGCGGCTACGAACTGAATGCAACCATGTGGGCCGGGGCTGGCGTGTATCGCCCGACCTTCGGTTGCGAGATGATCGGCACGTCTGTATAACTGACGACTAGTAAATGATTAGGGGAGGCCAGCTCTCAGGCCGGGGGCTGGCCTCCAGAAAGGTGGGTAATTCGGCCAATGAAGATTTTATGGTCCAGCAATTCGCCGTTCAGCACGACAGGATACGGCGTACAGACAAGACTGTTTACACCGCACATTAAAAACCTAGGACACGACGTTCGGATACAAGCCTGGTTCGGGCATGAGAACTACACCACCGAGATCAACTGGGGCGGCATCCCCATCACCGGCAGGCGGTTCGACCCCTACGGGCGCGACGCGCTCCCGCCACTGGCAGCCAGGACGCAGCCCGACATCATCCTGACGCTGGTGGACGCGTGGATCTACGACCCTGCGCTGTTCAGGGACTTCCGCTGGGTTCCGTGGTTCCCGGTCGACAGCGAGCCTATCCCGCCGATGGTGACGGAGGCCGTGCGGTACGCCTTCG